GACAGGCTTTGAGGTTGGAGAAATGACTGCACTATTTCACCAGCCAAACTTTGAGCCGGGAAGTGAGGACGATCAGGGAAAGCTGGACCAGCTTGATCCAAAGATGATCCAATGCCCACACTGCGGACAAGACTTTGATCTGAGGGAACATGGAAAAGGCTGATCTCAAAATCGATTGGGCAACGCATGAGGCGGCAAAGTATGCCTGTTTAAACTGGCATTACAGCGGATGCTTGCCAGCCGGTAAGCTGGTCAAGGTCGGAGCATGGGAAAACGGCAAGTTTATCGGGGTTGTTTTGTTCGGACGTGGTGCAAATCACAATATGGTCAAAGGCTATGGCTTAGAACAGGATCACGGCTGTGAACTTGTCAGGATTGCCCTTACAAGCCATGTTACACCTGTTTCAAGGATTGCAGCACATGCCATGCGGTTTCTAAAGAGGCAAAGCCCGAACTTGAGGCTCATTGTTTCTTATGCAGACCCAGAAGCAGGACATCACGGCGGCATATATCAAGCAGGAAATTGGGTATATCGTGGGGTGTCTGCACCAGCAATAAAGGTTTGGTATAATGGAAAATGGTCCCACAAGAAGACAGTTGATGATGCAGGAGTGAGGCAAGACAACCTTCTAAAGAAAAAAGTAGAAGGAAAGCACACATACCTAATGCCACTTGACGCAGAAATGCGTGAGCTTATCTTGCCACTGTCTAAGCCATACCCAAAGCGTGCGAAGCAGGCGATGACCGACGACCAGTCGGCACAGCGGCAGGGCAGCACTGACCCGCACGCTCCACAAGGATTAGATCAATGAGCCGCCGCCCGCACGAACCCACCAAGGAAAGCCGCCAGCTTGTGCAGCTTCACGCCACCATCGGCACCCCTCAAAAGGTGATCGCCGACATCTTGGACATTGATGACAAAACGCTGACCAAATACTACCGGGCCGAACTGGACCAAGCGATGGCCCGCGCCAACGCCTCAGTCGGCGGTGCGCTGTTCAACAAGGCCACCAAAGGCGACACAGCAGCCATGATCTTCTGGATGAAAACCCGCGCAGGCTGGCGCGAAAAACAAGAGATCGACATGACCAGCAATGGCGGCCCTCTCACAATCCAGTGGAAGAATGCCGACAATTGAAATCCCATACCTGCCGCGCAAGCAGCTTCTGCCGTTCCACAATCGCAAGGAGCGGTTTGCCTGCATCGTCGCGCATCGCCGCTTCGGCAAAACGGTCGGCGCAATCAATGACCTAATCAAGTCGGCCATCACCACGCCACGCGAAAACGTGCGCTGCGGATACATCGCGCCATACTACAACCAAGCCAAAGCCATTAGCTGGGACTACATCAAGCAGTTCACCGCGCCGATCCCCGGCATGTCCTACAACGAAAGCGAACTGCGGGCAGACTTCCCAAACGGCGCACGCATTCGCCTGTTCGGCGCTGACAACTACGACGCCATGCGCGGCCTGTATTTCGATGACGTGGTGCTGGACGAACCCGCAGACTTCCCAGCCAACGCATGGCCAACCGTCATTCGCCCAGCACTGGCCGACCGGCAAGGCCGGGCAACCTTCATCGGCACGCCCAAAGGCAAGAACGAATTCTGGGAAATCTACGACAAAGCCACTCGCGACCCCAACTGGTTCTCGTTGGTGCTGCCAGCGTCAGAGACGCGCATAATTCCGCAGTTGGAATTGAACGACGCACTCAAGACCATCGGCCCGGATCGCTACGACCAAGAATTCGAATGCAGCTTTGAGGCCGCCATCATCGGGGCTTATTATGGCCGCGAGATGAAGCAGATGACCGCAGACAAGCGCATCCGCAATGTCCTGCATGAGCCGCAGGTCGGCGTTGTGACGGCGTGGGACTTGGGCATGGACGACACCACGTCCATCGTGTTCGCCCAGTTCGTCGGCAACGAGGTTCGCATCATTGACCACATCGAGGACAGCGGCGCTGGCTTGGCGCATTACGCCCGCCTCTTGTCGGACAAGCCCTACACCTACACCGGCCACATCTTGCCGCACGACGCTCGCGTGCGCGAGTTGGGCAGCGGCGTGTCGCGGATCGAAACCCTTGAGGGCCTCGGTATCCGCAACATCACCATCGCGCCAAACATCCCGATTGAGGACGGCATCCAAGCTGTTCGCAACGGTCTGGCTCGAACATATATCCACGAAGAGCATACGCGGCTCATCGAGGCCCTGCGGCAGTATCAGCGTGATTGGGACGAGCGGTCTAAGACGTGGCGGTCAAAGCCAAAGCACGATTGGACCAGCCACACTTGCGACAGCCTGCGCTATCTGTTCGTCGGCTATCGCCCGGTCGAAGCCGATTGGGGCGAGCCGATCAGACGCAATTTGAAAGGCATCGCGTGATGTGCTAGGGTGGCGGCATCCACCATCATGAGGACTGCCCGCAATGCCACTGAAAAAGGGTTCGTCTGCGAAGGTTATTTCTGGTAACATCCGCGCTGAGATGAAGGCTGGAAAGCCGCAAAAGCAGGCCATCGCAATCGCTTTGTCCAAGGCGGGCAAAAGCAAAAAGGGGAAGTCCAAATGAAAAAGCCCACGCCGAAGTTCGCGCCCTGCAAGGGCTGCCCGAACCCCGCCAAGTGCAAGGCTATGGGCCGCTGCATGATGAAGGGCAAGAAGTAATGCCGGGCGGTCTCTATGCCAACATCGCAGCCAAGAAGGCCCGCATTGCGGCTGGATCGGGCGAGAAAATGCGGAAGCCCGGTGCCAAGGGTGCGCCGACCGCTGCCGCGTTCAAGGCTTCTGCCAAGACTGCCAAGAAGGGCAAGAAGTAATGGCGAAAACACCGGCATGGCAGCGCAAAGAGGGTAAAAACCCGGCTGGAGGCTTAAACGCCAAGGGCCGCGCGTCTGCCAAGGCTGAGGGCATGAACCTCAAGCCGCCGGTCAAGTCTGGCGACAACCCCCGCCGGGCTTCGTTCTTGGCTCGCATGGGCAACATGCCGGGGCCTGAGCGGGACGAAAAGGGCGAGCCGACGCGGCTCTTGAAGTCATTGCAGGCATGGGGCGCGTCCAGTAAGTCTGACGCAAAGGCGAAGGCCAAGGCGATCTCTGGCCGCAACGAGGCGAAGAAGAAATGACCATCACGACCTACGCCACACTGAAGACGGCCATCGCGGACTTTCTGAACCGCGATGACCTCACGTCTGCCATCCCGACGTTCATCGCGCTGGCCGAGGCTGACATGCAGCGCAAGCTGCGTCACTGGCGCATGGAAGTGCGCGCGACCGCCAGCCTTGACACGCAATTCTCGGCCATCCCGGCAGATTGGGTTGAGACGATCCGCTTCTATCTGACCACCGGCGAAACCTCGCGGCTGGAACTCATCAGCCAAGCCGAGATGATCGACCGCAAAGAAGCCGATGGCAACGTCAATGGCCGCCCGTATTACTACGCGATGACCGGGGCGCAGTTCGAACTTTATCCCATTCCTGACGGGACTTACGCGAGCGAACTCCTGTATTTCGCCAAAATCCCTGCGCTGTCGGACGCGGCCACGACCAACTGGCTCCTGACCAACGCGCCTGACGCTTACCTCTACGGGGCGCTGATCCATTCGGCACCCTATCTCAAAGACGACGCCCGCATTCAAATCTGGGCTGGGCTGTATCAATCCGCGATTGATAACCTGAACGACTCTTCCAACGATGCGCGGCACAGCGGAACCGGCCTTCGCATGAAACTTCGGAGCTTCTGATGTCACTGACCAACTCTTTCGAAACAAGCGTCCTGACGTGGCTGCTGACCAACGGCACCCCGTCGCCGGCACGTCCCACGGCTTGGTATCTCGGCCTGTTCACGGCTGCACCGGGCGAAGCTGGCGGCGGCACCGAGTTGTCGGGCAGCGGCTATGCGCGGCAGTCCATCACGTTCACGGTGAGCGGCAACAACGCCTCGAATAACGCGGCCATCGAATTCCCGACTGCATCGGGTAGCTGGGGGACGATCACGCACGTTGCGGTGTTCGACGCCTCGACCTCGGGCAACATGATCGCCTACGCCTCGCTGACGGCCTCCAAGACGATTGATACCGGGGACGTGCTTAGGGTCCCGGTAAATGATCTTGATATTAACCTCGATTAAAGGGGGCTTGCCGTGACGACCTATTCGCCGGGATATGGCCGGGGGAGTTACGGCATCCGTCTTTACGGATACGACGGCAGCATTGTTGATGCGGCGGCAGCGGCTTCGGTCGCTGTTAGCGTTTCTGCGGATGCCCAGCGCATAAAACTGGCATCGGCCACGGCTTCGATCACAGCTTCGTCAACGGCATCGGCTGAACGCCTGCGCGAGGTGAGCGGCACGGCTGCATCCGCAGCATCGGTTTCTGCATCTGCACAGCGCATTCAGCTTGTTGCGGGCGAGGCCAACGCGGTTGCCAGCGCCTCGGTGTCTGCACAGCGCATTCAGAACGTCTCTGCGGCTGCATCCTCGGCGGCCAGCGCGTCAGCCTCTGCCGAACGGATCGTGGGCATCTCTGTGGTCGTTTCTGCGGCTGTCACGGCCACGGCGGCCAGCGAGGCGGTCATCAACACATCGGCCACGGCTGTTTGCGAGATAACATCGCTTGTATCGTGCCGTCGTGTGCGGTTGGGTAGTGCGCTTTCATCAATTTCGTGTATAGTGTCGGCAACGGCCATCAAGAAGTGGGAGCCGGCATCAGACACTGCGGAGACGTGGACGCCTCAAGGCGACACATCCGAGGGCTGGACGGCTCAATCAGATACGGCAGAGACATGGACGCCGCAATCTGATACGAATGAGGCATGGACGCCTGTTTCGGACACGGCGGAAACTTGGATCGAAGCGGCATAAGGGCGGCTTAACATGGCGGATACAACGACAACGAATTTTGCCCTTGTGAAGCCCGAGGTTGGAGCCTCGGACGATAGCTGGGGCGGCAAGCTGAACACGGACCTCGACAGCCTTGATACGCTGCTTGACGGCGTTATCGGCAAGTCCGGCGCGGCCACCCTGAAGCACACCAACGTTGCCAAGCTGCAAACCACGGCTGGCGGCGCTGAAGTCTTGGGTCGCCTGACGGTGACGACCACGACGGACGGCTTCCTCGGCCCGCGCCTGACGACTGCGGAACGTGATCTGATCTCGACGCCGCCTGCGGGCTTGATGATCTACAATACGACGCTCAACAGCTATCAGGTTTACAACGGCACAAGCTGGGCTTCGGTCGGCGGTGGGGCCACGGGCGGCGGCGCGGATCAAATTTTCATCGAAAACGGGCAGACCGTGACCGTGAACTACACCGTGCCGTCCGGGCGCAACGCTATGTCAACTGGACCCATCACGGTAAATGGCGGTATCACCGTCACCGTTTCCTCTGGCTCTAATTGGGTGGTTTTGTAAGATGTCGATCACGCTAAATGGCACGACTGGTCTGGCTGGCACCAACGGCAGTGCTGGCACCCCTGCGATTCAGGGCGAGGATACCAACACCGGGGTGTTCTTCCCTGCGGCTGATACTGTGGCTGTGGCTACGGCTGGGGCTGAGCGGGTCAGGGTGGATAGCTCGGGTAACGTGTTGGTGGGTAAGACGGGTGCCAACACAGCCACTGTTGGTGTCGAGGTTTCAGCCAACGGCGAGATGAACGCCACAGTTAGCGGTGGTCGAGTCGGCCTATTTAACCGCCTCTCATCTGACGGTGACATCGTGCAGTTCCGCAAAGACGGCACCACGGTGGGGAGTATTGGGGCTTACTCTGGGGGGATGTTTATTGGCTCACCGGTTGGGTCAGACGCTTTTCTTGTGTTTGAGAGCAATGTTGTTCGACCCGCTGGTGCTGATGGCAGCAACCGTGACAATGTTATAGACCTTGGCAAAGCCGCATCTCGCTTCAATGACATCTACGCTGGCAATGCTACGATCCAAACCTCTGACCGCAACGAAAAACAGCAGATTGCTGAACTCACACCCGCAGAGATGCAAGCGGCAAAGGCTATCAGTGGCCTCTTCAAGACTTTCAAGTGGAACGACAGCGTAGCTGAAAAGGGTGACGCTGCACGTATTCACTCTGGCGTGATCGCACAGGAAGTCGAAGCTGCAATGGCTGATTCTGGTCTTGATGTTGGCAAGTATGCGTTCTTCATTTCCTCGACTTGGTGGGAGGCTGATGGTCAAACATATGAGACCGCAGAAGAAGCACCTGAAGGCGCTGTAGAGCGCACCCGCAGAGGCATCCGTTACCCGGAACTTCTTGCTTTCGTCGGTGCGGCAACTGAACAACGACTGGCTTCTATTGAGGCCCGCCTGACCGAACTGGAGACCCAATAATGTCGCTCATCAAACTCCAAGGCAACGCCTCTGGCACGGGGAACTTCACCCTCGCCTCGCCCAATAGCAACACGGATCGGACGCTGACGCTGCCGGATGCGACGGGGACGGTTGCTACCGCTGAGTCAACCTTGTCGCAGTTTAATGCATCCGGCTCTGCC